AGGACTTTTAGTAATTTTCTTTACAGCACGACCAGCTTTCTTTACAAGTTTACCTAAGAAATAACCTTGTCTAGGGTCCTGTAAGGAACCTATTCCTGATTGTATTTGTTGGGGTTCTTGCATTCTAGATATTGCCATAAATTTACCTTAATTCCTATGTTTACTTGGTTTTTGATAACAAATCAAGAGGTGGCATAAATACTTTTACATCTTGTGCCATGTCTTCATTTTTAAAACCCCTGCTTTCCCAGTCTTTTCTTTCTTTAAAAAGCTCTCCTGTTTCCTTATGTCTATATACTGTTTCTACCTTCGTAGGTTCCATTATTTTCATTAGTCTATTTCTCCTTTTTTAATGTTTAGATAGCTGATAGCTACATCAAACGAGTCAGAAGTACTTGATTGTACTGTAAAAGTTTTACCGCCTTCTACTATTAAAGGCTGTGTTAATAATTCTGTTGTTGTGTTAGCTGTTAATTGTGAAGATTTTATGGCTGTAATACTGTTGTTTGTAACAGTCACAGTAGGTGTGCCTGCGGATGTAACAAGAATAGATTTAATAATATAAGTTTCACTAACTAAAGGATTTCCACTTCCTAGGGGTGCAAGTGCGCCACCTGTTGTGCTATTATCTATGCCTACAAATTTATATTGGTTTACTACTGTCATTATTCTAAAAAGAAACTTTTAGCTTCTATTTCTTGTTTTACTTCTTCTTGAAAAGAGGTGTTTAATTTTGTTATTACAGCATCTAGGTCTCTAACTAAAGACTGTATATTTCTTTGTTCATACTCTTTTGTAGCTCTAGTTAATGATTGTACAATTTTTGCCATTATAAAATACTTGCTAGTCCTCCATTCATAACTCCTACTCTACCGCCGTCAAAGAAATAGACTCTACCCCCGTCAGCATATAAAACACTTGCATCGTAATTAGAAAGACTTGCAGGTGTGCTAAAATCTTGATTAACATTAGAGCCATCAGCATTTCTAAAGTCTCCACGAGAATTATCGTAAGTCATCCCACCATCTAAGGTAAAATTATCTGGACTTCCTCCCGGTGTTCCTCCAGGAGCATTAGATGGACCTGTAGGATTTATAATATCTCCACCATCAGTAGTAGTATCAGCAGTCTCAGCTTCTTTTTTCTTTTTAAACAATCTTGATATAATAGTATCTTTTTTCTTTTTATTTTCTTCTTCTTCGTCATACATAAAATCTGATTCTTTTTGTGATCTAAGAAAATCTGCTTTAGCTGCTTCAAGAGCTGCTATTCTTTTACCTTTATTTTTATCAGACATTTTGTCTTTAGCCATTGCAATTCTTTTATCAAAACTCTCTGCAGTTAATTTATTAGCATTGTAGCCTGCCATAACATTTCTTCCAGAAGCATCATCGTAAGAACCATCACCTTGAACAATTTGCCCAATGTCGTTAACCATCACACCTCTAACACCTAGTTGATTTTCTAACATTGCTCTTCTGTTTGTTGGAAGTAAATCATTTACAAAATTACCAGCAGCATTAATTCCTTTTCCTAAGAAACTATTTGTCATATATTTTTCCATTATACCAGCTATACCTTCTTTAGGACCTGATTGATTTAAACCAAAATATTCTGGGTAGTTATCTTTAAATTTATCTAATTCTGTTTGTGAGTTGTAAACAACTTCACTAGGTACAGTATCATAATAGTTGTCCGATTCGTACTGTCCCTGAGCCCCGTAGTTTTGTCTGTAATCTTGTATGCTATTGTTAGTAAGACGTGCAATTTCTTTTGCAGTAAACTCAGGATAGTCTCTTGACATAGTATCGTCGCCTCTTATATTCATTGCATTCCTAGCTCTTGTATATGCGTTTTGTACTTGTCCCCCAGGAAGATTTATTCCAAGTTGAGAGGAACTAATTCTATTATTTCCAAGAGGAACAGTGTTAGTTGAGACACCTAATTCATCAGGCATTTGTGCCCCATCCAATCTTTTAGGATTAAAAATTTGATTCGTAGAATTAGAACCTCCTTTAAGAAAAGAGTTTTCCATAAGATTATTATAACGAGTAGAGTCTGCATTTCTATTTACTATTGAATTTGGATCTGGATTGTAGACACTAAAGTCATTACCACTATTAGCAAAAGCATTTGTGTTTGTTATACCTCCGTCCGGTGGCGGTGGTGGCGGTGGAGTTGAAAGATTATAAGGATCTTGTAAATATTTTTGTTTGGGTATGTATAATAAACCCGCGTCTCGTATCTCTTGGTCAGTAGCCATTACCTTCTTCCTCCTGGGTGTATATCTAATCTAAATGTTCCTAGTTTCCAATCTTCTCCAACAGCAGTATTGGCAACCTCTAAAGCTATTTGTCTAGCTCTTACACGCACATCTTTTTTAGTCGTAGAAGGACTACAAGTAAAACTATTTGTAACTTGTGTGCTGTTTGGATAAATTCTTGTTTTAAATTTAATTGTTGTGTTTCCTGTTTGATCAATAAAATCTGGTATAAATCTACTAATTCTCATAATGAATTCACCATCTCCTCTAATATCAGGCATTCCTACAGTTTGTCCTGTATTACTTCTACGTTGGGTAATGTCAAAATCACCAGAAACAATATTAGCAGGTATTGCAGTAACACCACTGGCATTAACTTGATCGGTCCCTGTTTCCTGATTATAATATATAGAAATTCCATCCGTGTTACCAATGACATCAAAAGAATCGTTGTCACTAGCTGTAAAGTAGGTTGCGTTAGGTAAATTAAATACTGAAGAATCTTGCCAAGCAGTTCTTGCTAAAGATCCAGTAGTCCATATAGGCTGTTTTGGTGTTGAGTCTAAATAGTTATAAGTGACCTGTCTATTAACAACAGCTGATCCGGTGTTGCAATAAAACCAAGTTATCTCTCCAAATAAATTATTTAAACCTGCATTAATAAGATCTCTTGCCGTTGTATTTAAATCGTCGAAAACAAAGTCTTCAACTAAACATGGCATAGATTTTACTTGACCGTCGTATGTAAAGAAACCATTTTCAGACATCCAGTAGGACGAACCATCAGCTTCAACAGCAGCATTCTTACCAATCAATCCACAGTTAGTACCTACTTGTTGAAAAGAAAATGTAAAAGGCGCTCCAACAAATTGCATTAAAAATAATGCTGTATCTGTCCAGACATAAATTGCGTCTCTACCTTTAATGGCTCCTATAATTCTTGATCCGTCGGAAAGTCTTTGTGTACCTGCGGTATTATTTGCGGTAACCGTATAAGAATCGGCTTGATCAATACTTTCTTGATCTGAAAATCTAATAAACATATCGTCTTGTGTATTACTATTACCTACAGTTGTTTCTGTTCCAAAAAATACCAAGTGTCTATCGGGAGTTGATACTAACACATGTCTTGATTTTGTAGGAGCGTTTGGTATAATAGTTGCTCTTACAGAGGTAGCATTAGTAGGTGCGCCATCCCATTCAAAAACAGGTCCATTATAGATTAATGCAATAAGTTTTGTACCATAGTTATCTAAAACCCATAAACCTGGTGATATAGTAACATCTGTTGTAGAGGCATCACCCCATGCAACATAGTCAGTAATGTTTGTAACTGTTGCTCCACCACTATGTGCTGCTTTAGTTGTGCCATTTACTTCCCTAGCTCCTCCGCTTAAAACTCCTGTAGATGTATTATTAGCTGTGTAACTAATATTTTCTGATCCGATTTGTATTTTTCCAGAAGAAGGAAAGGAAGTAGAACTAGTTAAGGGAATGTCAGTTACGGTATCATTTATAGTAGAAGCCAAAGTTGTAGTTACAGCACTAGTAGCTTGACCGCCGTAGTTTGCAGTTCCCCATCCAAAACCACCTACTTGTTGAGAAGGACCTACATTGTAATAACAAAGAACAGAAGATGATCCACCGTTAGTTACAGGTGTTCCTGATTCTACAGTAGCCATAGTTACTGTAAATGTGGTGGAACTAGGTACAGTTGTTACCATAAATTTTAAATCTTCGAACGAGGCATTGGTAAAAGTAGAGCCTGATAAACCAGTTACACTATCAAACAAAACAATATCATTTTGTATTAACCCATGAGCCCCGGTACATGTAATAGTGACAGTAGATGATGAGGCAGTCGTTGTAAAATTAACTCCTGTTAAAGTTTCTCTAATAGGATGAATATCGTAATATATATCTCCTTGAAGAACATATAAAATTTTATTGGTTCCTATGGCAGCATATTTAACGGGGTCATTGTTTTCCCAATGATGTATGGCTCTTGCGGCACCTGTTAATTTACTTGTACCATGTTGACTCCAGCCACCTATTTTTTCTGGACTACCATATCTAAAACGAACATTATCACCATCAAACCACTGCCCTTCGGCTCCTGTTTCTGTAACTTGTTTGTTAAATCCTGGTGCAAATCCTAATTTTTGTAACATATTAATCCCTAGTTTATTAGGGTTTATACTAGATTAAAAGATTTTTCAATTCTTAAAAAGCCTCGTAAAACTTTTCTTTTCATACCTGTCATTTTGG